AACCTGGTTCGAATCAGTTCTAATTTCTGCTGCTGGGCTATCGTTGAAGGATTAGATAAACGTAATTCGAAATCTGCTAACTCTTCGCCTTCATAGCCATGACAGTAAAGGTGAATCATGGCTAGCTTATTTAGTTCAGAAACGACCGTCTTTTGGATCCGCTGGATAGTCCTAGAAAATCGGATATCTTCTTGAGCGAGGGTGGCTTTGGCTCCAACTTCTTCGTCGTACCCCAAATAGGCTCGAGGGATCTTTAGAGCGGCGAATAGTTTTTTCTGTATATACTCCACATCTTCAATGGCAGCAGTGTTTTGGCCGCCTGCTAACGTATCGATCTTTGTACCAGACTCACCGCCGCGGACCGGAAGAAAATAATCTTCATCAACTGAAAGTGGATTATACCTGAGATCGACCTTGCCAGAATCGCGATCTACGATCTGGTTCCTCTTTAGCGAAGTCTGTGCCTGCTCTAGATAATTCGCCACGTCTTCTGGAGGGACATTTCCGACGTCTATATAAAAAACTCGGCGTTCTGGTGCGCGGATGACTCGATAGACCAACATAGCATCTTCAATCAAAATGAGTTGACGCCATATCCTACGAGCAGATTCCAATACTGAACTTCCGTAGGGCAAAAATGCATCGTTTCCTAACAACCTAAAATGGGAAACTTGCCAATTCTCTAAAAGTTGATTTCCTTGAGTAACCCACCTAAACCTCACGGCCAATGGATCTTCTGGATCGAAACCCTCCTCCCTCTCCATCTCGCTGATGGCTATCGGGTACGCTGCAATAATTCCGTACTCGGGAGAAACATCGTTAAAGAGAAAGAAGTCTCCATACTTGCAGAGGTTCCTCACCCACATCACTAAATTAAACTCTACATTCAGGATATCCCCAAACAGATGCTCTAAGTGTTCTTGTATTTTCCTGTTATCAGAATAAATGTGTAACACTCGGCCATGTTCATCAGGAGAAACTGTTTCTTCTGCGTATATGTCTAATGCAGCTGCAATTTCAGGCGTGGTTTCCATCTCACTAAAATCGCTATAGCGAGACATGCGATCATAAGAACCGTAGGCGCTGAGCGTATTACTATACACATCGCTATGGGCTCTCTTAAAAACTTCCAAAGCAGAAGAAGCTGCAGGCTGTCGATAATCCTTTACCCGTCGTTTGATGACTGGGCCAGATCTAAACAGTCTGGTTAATCTGTTAAAAAGACTGGGTTGTTTAGGCATCCTATCCTCGTTATTACCTAACTAATAATATCTATGAAATTTCCGTTATAAAACCCAACTGAAATCAATCCCATCAGCTGATCCGCTAGCGGGCATGCCAGGGAAGTGATGAGGCTTGAAGGGATTGAACGCCAGCTTAGCCCAAGGGTTTTCCACTTTTGGCGCATCTTTTTGGTTCATAGCAAACCCTTCTAGCATCGCCTTGTTTAAATCTTGGGCCTGGGCATTGTGAGTCGGGCTCGTATCAAACAACCAAACTCCTATAGCGGCTGATATGACAAGATCATCATTTTTTCCTTTCTGCGCTTGGGCTTTTGAACCTTTCCATATAAAAGTTTTTAGTTCATTGTAGAAACGAGACGAATAAAATCTGACTGCATTAGTCCTGATCGTCTCTTCTAATTTAGTGAGAACTTGACTGGGGACTCCTCCTCCATAGAGTGCGGCGAATTTATCTTTCTCATTTTTAAAATAAAGGTTACGATATCCTATATCCACCAGCTTCATGACTGTCGCATAGCCATAAGTGTTATTCTCAGGACATATCAGCGCGCCGTTATATCTCTTGCCAGCTTCAGCCAATAAAGTGGCGAAGTGGTCTGGCGGTACTTTCCCCTTGTATTCGGCAACTTGTTCAGACGTAGTGGAGTCAAAAACATGAAATGCAGAATAGTCAGCTGCATCTCCTCTTGCTATGTCTGCCGAGATCACATATTGGTGATCAGAGAGGGAATATTTCCAAACCCAAACACCCATATCGGGCCCCCACCGCTCCAGTGGCTCCTGCAATTGCATGGACAATTTTTCAATATCGGCCGCAGACAAAAATGTGGCTCCAGAGGCGGCAAAGTCGCACATCAGTTCTTGCGCAACCTGTTTTCGGCTCATGTTTTTAGTCTCGTTTTCGAACCACTCCGCATCCCTTTCAGGGTGTACATCCCACATTAATTTGATGAAATTAAACTCGTTTTCTCCATTTTGGGCACTAGTGCATAATTCATGATATTTGTCCCCTACACCGTTAGGAGTAGAAAGAATGATAGCCCGGCCGCCCGTTGAGAGAGTGGAATATAATCCCATCCATAATTCGTCGAAATTTCTAATAAATGCTGCCTCGTCGACAATCAGCAAAGACAAAGCTTCAGAGCGGCCGGCATCGTCCGAAGTAGGAACCGCTTTTATGGTCGAACCGTTACTGAGCTCCACGCCTTGCTTGTTGGCTGACACAATTTCTGGGATCATGAGCCATGACGGCATGCTTCTCAAAGCGGTCTTAACTTTTTTTATGAAGTTTTGAGCTACAGCCAGTTTGGTTGCAATCACTAGGATGTTTTTATCTTTGTAAAAACATGCTAACCAAACGGCGTAGCAAGCAGTAAGAGTGGAGATTCCTAACTGCCTAGATTTAAGGATTATATTAAATCGATGATCAACGAACTCCTTAAAGCAATCATCTTGAAATGGATACGTATCAAACGGAATCAGGCCGCGGGTCGGATGCTGTATTTTAACGTATCGATTAACGAAATAAACGGGATCTTTCCCGCACTTGATTATTTCTTTGATCTGCTTCTGCTTGCTGACCTTGGCCACGATTACTCTTGAAGGTTGTAAGCGTGGTTGTATCTATAATAAGCAATCTTTCTAGGGCCCTGGGGTTGGATTAGCTCTAGGTTATCTTGGCCGCCGACGTCCTCTAGTTGAAGCGTCTCGCCCAAAGCCTGTCTGAACGACTGCTTTACTTCTGCGATCTTAGCATCAATCAATTGCTTTGCTTGGTGATTAGCTGCGTCTATCTGTGGCCGTAAGCCAGCTTCGTCCGCAAAGTGGACGACTGTAGTAAACTTCAGCGTTAAACGCTCGTTCTGTAAATCGTACTTGATAGAATACGTTCCATCTGGGCTGGACGAGCGGCCCCACGTGGTTTCTAGTAGTTCGCCTATCTCTCTTACTTTTTCTAAATTCATAGCAAAAACCTCCTCAGATAATTATCATGCTTACGCTGACCTTGCCTCTTCAACTGTAGGACGCCACCCAGAATCCCACTTAGAGTAATTCGTGTACCTAAAGTTCATGGTACAATTCGTGCAGGCTCCTTCATTGTGAACTGACTTTACGTCGTCTAGATCACGCAAAACAAACTTACAAACATCACACACGTAAGGTTGCTTTTTACCGACGTAAATAATTTTAGGCCTAGCTAAATACGACATAAGAATCCACTCCTCTACGCTCAATTTCTAGCACATTATCTACATTGTCCTTGACGGCATCGACGTGCGATATCACTAAAATAGTTTTAAACCATTTCTTAAGAGCCTCTAAAAATCTTCCGCATGCCTCGACGTTGGCTCCATCTAGAGCTCCAAATCCCTCGTCAATGATTAGTATATCAGCTTTTGGAAGAGAAGAAACATTAATTAGCGCCACGCGAATGGCTAATGCCGACATCATTTTTTCCATTCCTGAGGCGCATTCAATAATTCGTCTAGAATCTCCGTAGTTTATATAAACAGTCATTTCGTTAGAGCCCTCATCAGATTCCAACTCAACAGTAAAGCCTGTGACGCCTTGAAGTACGCTAGCAATTTCCTTATTTATTTCAGGCAGCCTTGACCTAATCACCTCTAGCGGAATTCCGTTCTTAGATGTCGCCTGTAAGAAAAGTTCGAAAACTTTCCATTGCTCTATAAGAGTCCTGAACTGCTCTTTGTCTTTTCGTAGCTTCTCAATGTCCGAAGAAAGGAGACCTATCGTTTCTGAGAGCGCAGCATGTTTGGTTTCGCTTTTGCCGATTCGGTTTTTAAAGTCCGCCAACTTCTCTCTCAATTGCTTAACTTGAGCAGCAGCATCGTTGGTAGATAGATTGGCCTTCATTTCGTCTAAATTTTTATCTTCTAAGTCTAAAACTTCTTTGGTGTTCTTGAGGTCGTTGCTCTCGGTAGTCAGTTTCAACTCAAGCTGGCTCTTCTCTATCTCGATATCGTTGTGCTTGGATAATAAATCATTATATCTTTCTAGCTTCTCCTGCAGACCTTGGTCGGTTAGCTTCTTCAAACCCTTTCTGGTGGCCTTGAGATCATCTCTAAGCTCTTCAATCTTACCCTCTTGTGCCTTTAGTTGCTTTTTTGCCTTTTGTGCACTGACGATGTATTGGCACGTTGGAAACGAATCTCCACAGGGGACGTCGCTCAACTTGTCTGTTTGCTTTTGCAAACTCTTAAGTCTCTGCTTTTCTTTATCTACTCCGTGTTTTATCGAAGAAACAGAGTTGCCCAATTGATTCTGTTCCTCTAAAGAAGATTTAAGACTAGTTAGCGGAAAAGCTTCCTTGAATAGAGCCAGTTTTTCAGATTTTTCTATCATCAAAGTTAGCTCTTCTGCTAGCTTTCTTTCTACGAGTTCTCTCCTGGTAACTTCAGTATGAAGAGTCACTATTTTCTCTTGTTGCTCGTCAATGTCCTGCTGCGTGACTAAGTTACCGTCAGATCTGGTCGCTAGCGTGAGTTCCAATTCACGAGTTTTTCGTCGCAGTTTCTCCAACCTTTCCCACACGAAAGAGCGTTCCTCCTCGCGAGCAACCAGCTTGCTCTTAAGGTCGATTATCGCGACGTCAAAATCACGATCTGGCACATTTTTTAACAGCTGCTTAACGCCTGTGCTTTCTTCCTTTGCTGCATCGTGCAGTTTTTCGAAAACATCCAGCTGCAAAAATTTGGATAGCACAGCCTTTCGGGAAGAAGCCTTCTGCTTCAGAAACGTATTCATTTCTCCTTGTGCAGCAAAAGAAGTAAGAAGGAAGTCGTCTGATACGCCAACGATGTCGCGCAGCGTTTTCTCCGTCTCCCTCCTCTGTTCTCCACACATGTCTCTTAGGATATTGAGCTCATCGTCAACTTCAAGCAAATTAAGCTGGGTGGCAGCGCTTAGTTTCCCAGCTCGAGATTGTTTTTTGACTGTCTGTCTCTCAATCAAGTAATTCTTCCCGGACTTGCTGATCAGCATGGTGGCCTTACAGTGCCCCTTTCTGGTATTGATAACATGGAGGTTAGAAATAGGGCCACGATCGGTCGCGTTAAAAAGAGCATACATCACTGTGCCACAGATCGAAGACTTTCCTATCCTGTTTTTACCAAAAATGCCAACGATCCCATCAGCAGCATCAAAGTTAATTTTGTTGTCTTTTCCAAAACCAAACGTGTTATCAAAATCCATGGATTTTATAGACCATCTCCCTGCAGGAAGCGGATCAGCATTAATGACTGATTTCCATAAGCTGTGCAGAGTTTCGTCTAATCTAGCGTTCATCCTATCGCTCAAACCGGCTTTTTGATAATAGTCTTGGATCATCTGTGATACAAACTTAGGATCCCTTAAGTTGAGAGACGTAGTGATTTCTATGTCGTCAAAAGTGCCAGAATTGTTTTTAGGTTCGTGCTTCATCACTATTTCAGAAGCACTCTTAAATTCCTTAAGAGAAGCGTAGAGTTGTTTTATCTCTCCCTGGCTGATGGCAGTAGCAGTTCTTATCCTGAACCTTGAACCGTCCGGATGTTCTTCAGCTACGTCTAGCGTCTCTGTAACGCTCCCTTGCCAATCCACCGTGACAAAAGGGCGATCGTGCGGTACTTCCACGTGGCGAGAGCGATAGCGTTCTTTCGAATCGATCTCCCATAATAAAAATCCCTTGCCAGTAGATTCTCCGAAGTTCTGTTGAATCGTACTTCCGCAGTAAGCCACTCTGTTCTCTTCGTCCAAATATTGATATTTGTGGATGTCCCCTAAGAAAACGAAGTCATAACCATCGAACATGTCGACGTCGACCTCACCTTCCATTTCCCAATCAATATCTGTCTTACTACCTCGTACCGCTCCATGGTAAAGAGCGATGTTGATCTTGCCAGGAGTAGGACTTAGTTTGCTCCAACCCTCCTCATCAAAACACGAAAAATTACTGAGTTCAATTTCTTGGTTGTAAGCTATTTTTTTCGCCATTTTTACCAAGTGTAAATTGGGCAGATTCAGCGC